ACTCATCGTTTACCTGGCCGACAACCCTGCCGAAATGCGGCGTTTAATGACCCTCGATACCAACAGTGCCATGCGAGAAGTGATCGCATTGGAAGGCAAACTCAAGAAACCTGAATCCAAAAAAACCACTAACGCCCCTGGCCCTATCATTCCCTTGGGCGGCGCTGATACCATCATCGCCAGCCTTGACGACATCAAAAATGACGATGAATGGTATGCCAGAGTTAGAGCCGAGGAAATTAGGCGGAAACAGGGGCTAAGTCCGTAAGGAGTTTTGAACCATGGCTAATAGCTACCAAACTACCGATAAAATTTTGCGGAAGGCGCTTGCTATCCTTCACGCAAAATTGAACTTTATCGGATCTATCCATCGCGACTATGATCCTCAGTTCGCCAGTTCTATAGGCGATGGGGGCAAAATCGGGGCTACGCTCCGAATCAGGCTCCCGGAGCAATACACTGTAACCACCGGCGCGACCTTCGTGCCGCAGGCCATCGCGCAGAACGATGTAGTGCTGACTGTGGCTACGCAGAAACACGTGGGCCTGAAACTGACCAGCGCCGACCTCGCCCTCAAGGACGAGGATTTCGAGGAACGTCACCTCCAACCTGCCATGAGCGTCCTGGCGACCGCCATGGAAGCCGATGCGCTCAGCATGATCGGTTCCATTTACAACATGAACGGTGCAGGCGGCGGCGGCGCACCCACCACGATGTATGCCTTCGGCCAGATGCGGGCCATGCTCAACAAGAACCTGGCCCCGGACGCCGGCAAGCGGGTAGTCCTGATGGACTCCGACACCTCTGCGGCCATGGCTGACGGCCTCAAGGCCCTGTTCAATGACCGCCGGGAACTGGAACACGCCTACCTGGAAGGGTATCTGACCAGGGGACAGGGGTTCACCTTCATGGAGAACGACCTGCTGCCCTACATCGCCAATGGGACTCGGAACGCCGCCACCACGCCGACCTATAGCGCCATAGCCCAGGGGGCCACTTCCGTCACTATGATCGGGTTTGCGGGGGGTGCCACCATCAATGTGGGTGAAGTCTTCACCTTTAGCGGTGTTTATGCGGTGCATCCCGAAACCAAGACGGCCTACAACTACCTGCAACAGTTCGTGGTGACGGCAACCACGACCGTCGGGGCTAGCGGCGCGGTCAGTATCTCTCCGCCCATCAACTTTAACCAGGATGGGTATCAGAACGTCAGCACGCAGCCGGTGTCTGGCACAAACAACATTAGCTTCGCGGTCGGTACTCCGCCCGCGGTTGGGGGCAGCGGCACGGCCTCCGCGTCCTACCAGCAGCTTTTGGCCTTCCACAAAGACGCCTTCGCCTTCGTGACCGCCGATCTGCCGGTGTTTGACGGGCAGCCCTTCATGGCCCGCAAGACCATCGACAAACTCTCCATGCGTATCTGGAAGTTTGTGGACGGCGTGAACGATATGGAGAATACGAGAATTGATGTTTTATACGGATACCAAACCTTGCGGCCCCAATTAGCATGTCGCTGGACAAAGTGATAAGTAGCTGATTTTATTGGATTTTTCCCCATCTAATCTTTAAGGCGATGGGCATAAAGTTTAAGGAGATTCAATTATGGCACAAATTGGTACGGGTACTGAACAATCAAGTTCATCCACTGCGATGATTGACTATCTTGGCGACGGTGGCCCGGATGGTCAGTGCATGGGTCGCAGCGCCACGGACAAAGACAGTTTCTTCGGAGCCACTCCGGTGGTGCAGCAGGTGATAGGCGCACCAACGAGTCTTACGACTAGCGGCCAATCCACCACGCTGTTCACTGGTTCAACCCAGACCATCGCCTTTATGAATCAGATGGCGGCGGTTGTGACGGCTCTCAGAAACCTTGGACTTTGCTCTTAACAACCCTAACGGGGAGGGGCAACTCTCCCCGTTACTTCCGTATTTTGCCTGACTTGGCAAAACGGCGATTACATGAATAGCATTTATAACTTGTTTTGCCCCTAGAACCAGTATTTGAGGAGTGACATCGGGGACATGAAGGTCCATAAATTCGAATACCATCATTGACAATTTTATTATGGAATTTTTTAAAATGATTAGATTGAGATTGGCAGAGAACAAGGTTTTCCAAACGATTGTCAGATACATCACCATTGATGTGATGGACTCTTTCAAATCGTTCAAGATATCTACCAAGATGCTGTTCCATTTTGTAACGATGTTCGTAAATATAGCCACCGGCTTTTTGGTTTGGATAATTAATATTAGGTGGTTTAATCAACACATAACCGTCACTGGTCTGGGTTTTCCCACCCTTCCAATTAGGATGTTTATTTCCCATAGCTCGAAATGGCTGAACAAATTGTTGTCCTTTATGAAGAGCAGAGTTTTTAGCCCTTCCTTCTGGCGTTTGAGTCCAATGCGGTTCTCCTTTTCTATAGCCGCTTTTGATACAGCCGCAACTACGGGCACTACCAATATCGCTAATTCCTACAGGTTTTGCAGGAGAACCGCAATCACATTTGCAAAGCACATAGTAGGCATAACCACCTGTGTTTGGTCTGCGCCTTTTGACTGTTTTGATAATAGTCAATATGCCAAATCGCTGTTCTGGAGAAAATTTGACAGTGTGCCAGTCTTCAAATTTCATAATCCAAACCTCCTATGTAGGGATAGAAGGATTGTAAGTTATGTCTGACATGTTGTCAAGAGTTGATTTAGTCATATGTAGTCCATTCAGAAACGTGGAGGCGTGGGCACCCCATACCGCTTCCCTGGCCGTATCCCTTCGCCTTTGCTGGGAGGCAGGAATAGCCGCCGAGTTCTGGCCGCTCATGGGCGACAGCTACGTATGGCATGCGCGCAATCATTTCGCTGATCTTTTTCTTAATTCTAAGGCGAAGCATCTTATCTTTATTGACTCCGATCATGGCTGGGATGTCATGGGATTTTCTAATCTCCTAAAGGCCCCCGGTGACGTGGTGGGAGCGGCTTACCCCTGTAACAATATGTGGGATAATTGGGGGGTCCGGCATTTTACTAATGAAGATAAATTAAGAACCCCCAAGGTTGACCCTAAAACCGGACTCATCGAAGCGGATACTATACCTACCGGCTTTATGAAAATCAGCCGTAGGGCATTTGAACAAATCATAGCCCACGAGCCGGAAAATTATTATTGGGAAGGTGATTCCAAAGTTCATGGGTTCTTCAACCATATTCACGAAAACAATACAATGCAAGGGGAAGATATTTCTTTTTGTATCCGATGTGGCCGGGCCGGGGTCAAACTCTGGATCGAACCTAACATCACCATTTCCCATTATGGGATAGAACCGCATATCGGAAATTATTTCAAGTTTCTCTGCCAGCAGCGCGGGGGTTCTGAGTGGGTAAAGCCCCGTCCCAATGGCAAACCCTTTGTCAGCGTGGTTATCCCCTGCTTCAACTACGGGCATTTCATCGGAGAAGCTATTGAGAGTGTCTTGAAACAGTCGTATGGCAACGTGGAAATTATCGTGGTCAACGATGGCTCTACGGACAACACCTCAGAGGTGGCCCGGAAATATGGAGTGACACTGATCGAACAGGAAAACCAAGGGGTCTCGGCTGCCCGCAATCGGGGGATCAGGGAATCACATGGCGAATGGGTCATGTGTCTGGATGCGGATGACATGCTGCACCCTGACTACATCGACCATTGCATGGAAGTGGATGCAGACATTGTAAGTGCAGGAACCCAAATGATCGGAGATAGCAACGGCACTTGGCTTTGTCCGGCCACTGTGCAGTATAAAGATTTCTTCAAAAGAAACTGCGTCAACTGTTCGGCATTGTTCAAAAAGAGGGTTTGGGAAGTTACTGGTGGTTTTGATGAAAAGATGCGGGGTGGATTTGAAGACTACGACCTGTGGTGGAGGGCCGCAAAGGAAGGTTTTAAGATAGCAGCGGTGCAGGAATATTTATTCTATTACCGCAAACATGGTCCTTCCATGATAGATGGGTCCAACGCCAAATCCCATGAATTATTGGCCTATATGTCAGCCAAGCATGGGTTGGGAAATGGTATCTTGCACCCGGACGGCAAGGCTGCGGTTATCAAAGAATATGCGGCTGGAAATGGTCATCGCACCTTCATCGAAACCGGAACCTGGCATGGGGACACAATAGACCGGGTAAAAGACTATTTTGATCGAATCTATTCTATAGAAATAGGAGATGATTTATATAGTATGTGTAAGAAGAAGTACGAAGGCGACGCACATATTAATTTGTTTCACGGCAACAGCGCAGAAGTCTTGCCGGAACTATTAAAGAACATTACATCGCCCTGTATCTTCTGGCTTGATGCTCACCATTCTGCGGGAGATACTTGTGGGGCTGAAGTGGACATACCCATTTGGGATGAGATTAAGGCCATTAGGGAGCATCCGGTAAAAGACCATACTATTCTGATAGACGATATGCGGGGGTTTTCATTGTCTGAATTAACTGAACACATTATGTCTTTTGGCGAAGCGAAGATTGAAAACAAAGACGATATTTTAAGGGTGACATTCCAGTGATAGTGGCTAATCTTCGTGGGGGATTAGGCAATCAAATGTTTATTTATGCGGCAGGTCGTGCCATGTCCCTGCGCTATAACACTGGCCTCGTCTTGGTTAAGAATGACTTGGCCCTTGCGAATACCAAAAGGCATTACCAGTTGAATGCTTTTAATATCGTGGCTGAAGATGAAGTGATGGGAGCTGTTGCGAAAGACATGGTTTATCTAAATGGCTATTTTCAATCTGAGAAATACTTCGCCGATTATGCCAGGCAGATCAGGCAAGACTTCACTTTGAAAACCAATGGTAAAGAAACCATAGACCCGACTACTATGTCCGTGGGGATACACGTCAGGCGGGGGGATTACGTTACCGATCCCGTCCATAATCAGTTTCATGGGTTATGCCCCGCGGAGTATTACCGGAAGAGCATAGAATTTGTGAAGGGGAAGATTGGCCCCTGCCACTTCTATCTATTCTCAGACGACCCCCAGTGGGCCAAGGACAACTTACCGGGGGAGTTGGTCTCGGGGAACGGGAGAACGGACCAAGAGGAACTTCTTGCCATGGCCTCTTGCCGCCACCAGATCATCGCTAACAGCAGTTTCTCATGGTGGGCGGCATATCTGAACCCCCGGCTCAATAAGATCGTGGTGGCCCCCCAGAAGTGGTTTGCAAGCGGTTCCCCCAAAGACCTGATTTCCTCGGAGTGGGTGACTCAATAAAAAGCTGGTTTTAGGGAGACATCATGGGAACCACTATACTACAAAGCCCCAGTGGGATCAGTTTAGTCGTTGACCCCGACGGTGCCTTACATGTCCTTTTCGGGCAACCCCCTGGGCCGACTCCTGCCCCTATCCCTGTTGCAGCTTATCTACGTGACCTGCTGATAAGTTCTTTGAGGGCCTTGGGGGTTATTGCCGCCGGAGAAGAGGCGACTGTTAGTGCCGCCACGCTCTCTAATGCCCAGCAAGCCATGAATTACATGCTGGACGAACTGAGCGATGCCATATCTTTTTGTCTGGTCAGCGAAGACTTTACTTTGACCCCAGGACAGGCAAGTTATACCATCGGCACGGGCGGGAATTTCAACACCATCCGGCCCATCGCTATCGCCGATATGTGCTATGTCAGGGATCCATATCTTGCCAATTACGTTGATTATCCCGTGAAGCTCATCGGGCAGGGGGCTTACAATTCCATAGACGTTAAGAACATCCAGAGCACTCCTGAAACCATCATGTATGACCCGCAGTATCCCTTGGGGATCATTACCTTTTATTACATTCCCGATCAGGCGTATCAGTTCCATCTCGTTAGCGTCAAGAATCTTTCAGAACTTACGAGCCTGACTACGCAGGTGAGCCTGCCGCCAGAGTTTAAGTCCTTTATAAAATGGAACACGGCCAAGGTGTTAGCCGCGGATTATCCGGGCGCGACAGCATTCCCCAATTATAAGTTGGTGTTAGCTATGGCGCGGCGGTCCATGACGATGGTGCAGAGGATTAACGCCAGGAATAGGCAGGAAGAGGCCAATCTCGATACCCCCATGCCCCAACATGGCGGGATAGTGGACTGGCGTGGGCCGTTCACTATGGGCGTTACCTAACCATGGTGCGCTGCCCTTACTGCGGTCGTGAGAATACCGGATTTTCTCTGGTGGACACTAACCCGGAGCGATGGCGGTTTGCCCAATGCGGGTGTCCGTTACCGACAGATGAACAATACATCGAAACAAGGAGAGAAGAAGATGCCCCCGAAATCGGAGAAGCAGAGAGAAGCGGCGGCTATTGCCAAGAAGGTCAAGGAGGGCAAAATGGCAGCTAAGCCGGGTTCAGCATCAGCACAAATGGCAGAGAGCATGAGCGGTGAGCAACTGCATGAGTTCGCCATAAAGCCCCAGGGCGTAAAATTACCCAGGGTGGCGAAGCCCAAAAAAGCCAAGAAGAAAACACCAAAGAAACCCCCCAGACCCAAGGGGATTTACGAAAGATAAAAGGAGGAAGAACATGCCCCCCAAAAAGAAGAAATTCAATTTGGCTGTCCCGCTCATGCAGGGGCCTTTTCCGGTTAAGAGGCCCAAAGTAAAAACCGTTGTGGCGAAAACCAATCAGTCCCAAAAGAAGCCGACCAAAAAGGTCAAGAAAACTAAGAAGGTCTAATGCCCGGATTCCCCCCATTCTTCCCCGTTGCGGGCGACCGCTACCGCGGGAACCTCCCCCAAAACTGGTTTTTTGCCACTGACCAGGAGAAGGGGCCTATCCTGTTGGGCGTCCCCGGCAATGCCAAGTGGATCAATGTCGGTGCCTCCATCATGCAGATACGTGGTATGGCGGTCATGGGGAATTATTTGTATGTGGTGGGCCAGAATACGGTGACTACCTGCAACGTCTATCAGGTGGACATGCACGGCAATGCCATCCTAATCGGCAGCCTCGCCACAGGGACCGGCCCGCTTTACATGGTGCCGATGGCGAACCAAATGCAGCTTTTTATAAGTGATGGCGTCAACGGCTATTACTACGACACCTACCCGAAGTTTTGGACGCAAAGCACCACCTACCTGCCAGGGGTTGTGGTGCAGCCTAACCCGCCCACCCTGCTTTATTACCAAGTGACCGGGAATGGTGGCATGTCCAGCACGAGTCCCCCTGCCTGGCCCACTACGGTTGGGGATACGGTCACGGATGGTGGTGTCACCTGGGCCTGCATACCGGGGATACCCTATTTTACCCAGATTACCGACCCGAACTTTCTGGGTGGTGGCCCTGCGGTCTTGCAGGATAACTACCTCGTTTATGCCCAGCCCAACGGCAACCAATGGGGTGTAAGCAACCTGGGGGATTGCACCACCTATGACTCCATGGCCCAGGCCCTCAAAGGCGACGGCATTATTCTGGCAATCCTGAGTAGCCATTTAAACATCTGGCTCATGGGGGATAAGACCGATGAGGTTTGGTACGACGCAGGCGGCACACCCTTTCCCTTCACCAAACTGGTGGGCACCCTGATCGAAAAAGGCTTGGGCGCACCCATGTCCGCCACTCTCGGGGACAATACTCTAATGTGGCTGGATAATTACCGGCAGGTCCAGATGGCCGTGGGGTTCCAACCCAAGAGGATCTCCACGGATAAGGTGGACCGGGAACTTGAGGGGTATGCCAACGTCTTTGATGCTATCGGATTTTATCAGGTGCAGCGGGGCCATAATTTTTACTGGCTGATTCTCCCGAGTGCCAATCGGACCCTGGTTTGCGACATTTCCATGCACCCCCCCCTGTGGCACGTGCGAACCAGTTGGCCGGACGATGGACGACACCGGGCAAACTGCTACTGCTATTTCAATAACATGCACTTGGTAGGGGCCGATGCCAGCGGGGACATCCTTAAACTGGACCCGGATAACTATACGGACAACGGACAACCCCTGAAGGCAATAATCCAGTCGAGGGAATTTCGGGCCAGTGGCAAATACATTCAGTTCCCGGACTTGCAGTTCCTCTTTAATTCAGGGACGGCAGAAATAGGTCTTAACCCGCAAGCCCTGATAAGCCTCTCTCGGGATGGTGGCCGCAACTTCGGGACACAGCGGGCCGAATCCATGGGGAAGGTTGGGGAAAACGCCAAGCGAACCATCTTCAGGCAGAACGGCTCGGATTTCCAGCGCATCTTTGAGCTGTCTGTAAGCGATCCCGTGAACCGGGATTTGCTTGAGTGTTCATGGCTGGAATAGTTATGACGACCCCAATACAGGTAAATGGCGATAGCCAGGTGTTTGGTGAAGACGGCCACTTAACTACCCCAATGCACGTGTTTCTTGGGGCCAAGAGTGCCCAACTTGGTATCCAACCGCCTCCATTTCCGCAGACCATGTATCTGGAAAGCGGTGCGATGTCAGACCCTTGGACAAATTTTTTTCAGGCAGCGCAGACCAAACTACAGGTCACGGGGCCGCCGTTAGAAGCACCGTTTGCGGATGAGAACAACAAACCCAACGGGCAATGGTTGGAGTTCCTGCAAAAATGGTAACTTTCAACTCCATAGAGCCCTGCCAGACCGAAAGATTGTGGCCTGTCCTGAAGGGCATTGTGGCCGAGATACAATCACGTTCGCCGGAGTCGGTTGACTGGCAACCGGAAGATTTAGCCCGGATGCTTTTAGTGGGCAATTCACGACTTGTACTTATAAACGAAGGTGAGAAGTGTATCGGATGGTTCATTTTTCGTGTTCTTAGCCATGAAATCACAAAAAAGCCGACTTCACGATTCTGGCTATTCGGTCTTTTCCCAGAACATCGGA